AATCGTTGTAACTTCCGTTTGACTGTCGTAATGATGGTATTGCTTGTCACCCGTGACGGGATCTACATTCAATAGTTGCTTCATAAAGATAAAGGGGGCATTTCTGCCCCCTCTCCCTGTTACGTTAGATCAGGCAACTTCCCTGAACTTGCTTCATTTCGACCAACCAGCGTGTACTCAACCAGCAACGCTGCTTTCTCGGAGTCACCCGTCTTTGCCAGATCAATCTTGTGGATTGGACGCAGATAGGCAACAGCCCAGAATTCCATGTCAAGGAACAACACGGTACGATTACGCATGAAGCGGTTAGGGACGATCTGATGTTCTCCGAAGTCAGAGACATACAAATCAGCACCAGCCACGATAGTAGCCTGACCCTGCGGGATATTCTTGAACAGGGTAGAGATACCACCAAAACCGGAGATTTTACTCTTCTGACCAGCGCCACACATAATCATGCGCGGATCACCACCTTCAGTCCAAATGTCTGAAATGACAGACTTGAAGATTGTCTCGTCGATTGCTGTGGCAGTGCCATCTGTTGGTGAACTGATAGGAAGACCGCCGACAAGTCCTGGTGTAGTACCAGTGGTATTATCAGTATCAACAGTGACATTGGTGCTTATCCACGTTTCAATACCACCCATTGCCCTGGCAGTAGCAGCACTACCTGTTTCCGCCTGGTTCGCACTCAGGAGGATTGACTCCATGTCGCGCTTTAGCTCACGTCCCATCTTGGCGACCTGATAGCTGGTTTCCCTTGCACGACCTGCCTTATCAACGGCATCCAAAGTACCGGAGATAACGACTGACTTGCGAGAGATCTGCAGCCGATTACCTACACGCACTGTCGGTACAGCAGTAATACCGGCAATGTCGTCGCCTTCAATCTGAGCATTAGCCGTTGAAGCGGCGGCGAGTGCATCTGTCTGCCATTCGTGAAGAACCGCTTTTGCCGTAGTCCTTGCGGCGTTCGACATAAACGGGGTTTCTGTTGGTGAAATTTCGTATATAACGTCCATCAGGTCTTCTCGCTGACCGATGGCACTATATGCGTCAAATGTTGCTGTTGGTTGAGCCATTATGAACCTCCAAAAAGTTTATCCATGATAAGTGCCGCTGCATCATCGACCCTACCTGACTTTTTGAGACGGCCCCTCAGTGCCTTGCTGCGTTCGGAATCCTTGTCCTTTCTTGTTACGGGCTTACCGGGTTTTGCTACCTTGGGAAGTGTTCTTACACGCTTCTTTGCGGTCTCAACCTTCTTGTCACCCTTGTCGAACTGCATTGCCTTGTGCGCCAATCGGATAGACTTGTGGTCAATCATGCCTGCTGAAACAATGTTCCCATCAGCATCCATCTGACCATCAACCTCTAATGGAGTAAATCCTTCGCTTAACAAATAATCCCGTATAGCGGATTTCTCTGTCTTTGCTACGGACTCATCTTTCCATTGCGGGAACTCTCTTATAAGAGCAGCAGACTCTCTGGCTAGAACACTCTGGAAGTGTTCTGCCTTTTTTGCCTGAAACTCTTTAGCAAGCCCCTGTTTGGCACTCTGGTACTGGCTTTGCTTCTCAAGTACTTCCTGTTTTTTCGCAGCAAACTCTGCTGGATCGTTCTCGCGCAGTTCATTCCAGTCCACATTTTCAGTAGACGTAATTAACTGCTGTTCAAGCTGGTCAACAAGCCCTGCGGCATTGTTGATCATTTGACCGTATTCTTCACGCCTTGTTGACACTTCTTCATCAAACAAAGTGCGTTCTTTGGTCAAACTGTCTGTTTTCTGATCAAGATTACCGTGTTTCTGGTAATCACGGAGTAAATCAGTAATCGTAGCCTCACCTTCAATCCCGTTAATCTTGGTGGGAATCTTCAGTTGGTCATAATATTCCTGACCTTCTTTAAGATTTTCCGTCAAGCTGGAAAGGTAAGACGCAACTTCGTCTTCTTCCGGTTGATCAGCTTCCTCGGTTTCCTCAGGTTCTTCTGCTACGGTTTCTTCCGTTTCAGTTTCTTCTTCGGGTTCCTCGGTAGACTCTTCGGATAGCTCTGGAGCGTCCATAGCAAGAATCTTTTCTGCTGCTTCATTTACACCCAGTACTTTTGATACGTCCTCCTGGATAGCATCACTCATTCTCTACTCCTTTCTTAACCTCATCATCTCATCATTGATGATTGTTTGAAGTTCAGAATAAAAATCACGGATCAAGTCATACTTAATCCGTATACGTTGCAGGCCGTCCTTGTCGGATAGGTCTGCGTTTTCAAAGTCCTTGCTGTATTTGTTTCTCAACAAGCTCATTGATTCTTTCAGATCTGCATCATCAAGTAATCGCTTTGCAGATTCTGGCCTCATACTGATTTCAAACCTCCCGGTACATTGCGCTGATACTCAAGTTCAATCTTGTAGCGGGCTGTCTGGTCTTGCGTAGTAATCTTTAACATATTTTCTTCGTGCTTCCAGATAGCTTCCTGCCGGTTGGTCTCCATCTCTGATTTGGCAACATCAACCTGTTGGGCAGTCAATTGAATCTGAGCCTGTATCAACTGCTCCTGCGGATCTTCTTTTGGAGGGGGAGGAGGATTATTAGCAGGGTCCGGGAAGAACTCTTCAACAGTCTTGTAACCACCTGCCTCTACCAGTCTTGTTAATGTGTTGTGAATATTTTCAGGTGGTACACCTTGTTCCTTCTGCATTTCAAGAATCCCGCCGAGTGTACTTATCTGACGGTCTTTATTTCCGGTCCCAAGGCCGACATTCACTGTCATGTTGGAACGGTTGTGCCACTCTGAAGGGTCTACCTCAATCCACTCTCCACGAATCTTGACCCACTTCGGTTTATTCTGGTTCTGCTGTAAAAGTCTATGGATACCAAGAAACATCTGCGTCATGCCGGTCTCGGCTATGACCCTTGCGATCAATTCAATCCTCATGCGCGCCATATCGAAAGACTGGTCAACAACTCCTGCCTTTCCATGTGCCAAAACATTGCTGTCAAGACCTGTTGTGTCCTGACCAACACCTGTTCTGTCTTTTCTTATTCTCTCCATTTCCTCCCAGACCTGAAACGTCTGCTGAGGTAAAGGAGATGTCGGCATCGGCATTATAGTTTGAGCAGGGAGTCCGACTGTTCTTACAATTCCGCCTGCGGTGTTATCCAGAAGGTCGTCGAGATTAACCATGTCATTCTGGACGGCTGTTCTTGGATTGTTAATCTGATAGGTGTTATTAAGCATCCCTCTAAGAATGGTGGACTTGATTAACTGCAAGTCCATTACCGTATCAGCAACACTCATCCCGTAGAACTTGTGAGTCAGAATAATAGGGGTCGCTGCAGCAAAAGGAATGGCGTCTACTTCTATATTGCCCTTGCCTTTTTTATAGACAGCCAGGCTTCCGCCAGCTAATGTCACCTGTCGCAGTTCTGCAAGACCATCGCCGTCAAAGTCTACCTTGATATAGGCTTCTTCGTAGCGTACCCAGTCTGTTGAGAAATGGTTTTGTACTTCTTCGAGTTCATCAAGCGTATCTCTGGCGAGCTTTTCAGGCTGGTCATAATCAGGATAACCTCCCTCGACAGGGAGTTCGTTAACAAAAGACTTCCGCATACCCATCGCTATCAGTTCAGAACGCATCTTTAACGTCCTGTGAGCGACCATTCTGGCTGCACTGGGGTCTACTGAGGTGGCATCGGCAGAGATAACGAATTCTTCAGGGGGGACAGGCTCTACAACTACACGACCTGTTGAGTTCGTCCGCATAACTACAACATCGTTGAGTTCACCCTCTAGCGTATGCTCGACAGGCTCTATATTTTCATCACTCAAAAGATCGAGCAATTCGTTATCAGTCAACCCTGAATAGGTCTCTTTGCTTTTTTCTTCAGAGTCATCCCACCAGAACTTGGTAATACCGTTCTTCATCAAAAGCGCATCTTTGACAAAAGAGTACATCACCAGAAAACCATTGTTCTCTTTATAGAACGTATGGTTAACCATGTCTGTCTCTTGTCGTGCCGCATCCTCGTCATCAGGACTGGTCGGCTCAAACACAACCGCTTTATTAGTCGCTGTGAATATCCGCATCAAAGACGGCATTATCCACTCGACCGTCTCCTGTACGTCTGTCGAGACAACCTGAGACTGACCGGGTTCCTCATTACCGAACGGTTCGCCGTGATAGTAGTCTATCGCCGTCTCACGCTCGTCAGAGAGCCTTGAAATGTACTTGGTAGCGTCAAGCTCGTTACGAACAAGACCGACCAGTTCTTCCTCTGTCATTCTAGGCATGGAATGGACGCTTTGGAGCAGGTGTCTTTATGATGGCCTCAATACCCGATGTCTTGGGGTCTGTGGGCTTTGGAATGCCCGTGTCTTTAACATCACTGGCCTCTGTATAGGTGATGTCTTTTGTGTAAATCCTTCCAGGCCCTTGTGGTTTGCTCAT